TATCGCACGACAACGGCCATGCGGTGTTCACCGAAACCGTTCTGCAAGGTGCGGTCAATGACGAATTTACTATCTTGGTCAACGCTATAAGTAGTGGGTCCAATATCACGATTTCGGCTCTATCCTTCACCGTCCACACACTATGAGCAGCATAAAACAATCGTTCACCCAATGGTTGGGTATTGAACACAAAGTCCCTGTGATGCTTGAAAACAAAGCGGGCAAGTACATCACCTACGGGGCGTTCAACGAGTACCCGTATTACCTCCTTGACAACTACCGCCGCAGTTCAAAGCACAACGCTATCGTCAACGGGAAGGTCAATTACATCGTCGGCGGAGGCTGGCAGCCAGGGGAAAAGATGACGGTTGAGCAGCAGGCCCGCTACGCCAAGTTCTTTGATGGTTTGTCCGAACACGACGACCTCAACGACATTACCGAAAAACTCGTCCTTGACTTGGAAATATTCAACGGGTTTGCCGTTGCCGTCACTTGGAATAAGATGGGAACCATTGCTAAGATGGAGCATATCCCATTTGAAAAAATCAGGGTTGACAAGGAAGAGCGGATGTTTCAGGTGGCCGAATGGTACAACGACGACATGGTGCAGTTGTATCCCAAGATTGGCGATGTCGAGAAGATTCCTGCCTTTGACCCTGACAACCGCATTGGTAAGCAACTGTTCTACTACCGGGTGTATGCGGCAGGCGTAAAATCTTATCCCCTTCCAGAATACATGGGAGGCTTGGCTTGGATAGAATGTGATGTGCAGGTATCCAATTTTCACAACAACAACCTGCGCAACAACTTTTGGGGCGGGTATCTCATAAACTTCAACAACGGGATTCCTACCCCCGAAGAGCAGGGCGACATTGAGCGTCAAATCAAGCGCAAGTTCAGCGGCACGGACAACGCTGGCCGCTTTGTGGTGACCTTCAACGATGATGTGAGTAAAGCCCCGACCCTTGAACCGCTGACTCCGTCCGATATGGACAAGCAGTTTGAGATTCTCAACAAAGCCATCCAGCAAGAAATCTTCATTTCGCACCGTGTCGTGAACCCGATGCTATTCGGTGTGAAGACCGAAGGGCAACTTGGCGGCAGGCAGGAATTGGTGGAGGCTTACGAACTATTCAAGGCGACCTATGTCAACGACCGTGTCCGCAAGGTGGAGCGGATGATTAACTACCTTGGGTCGTTCAATGGCGTGGAAGGGATGGAACTCATCCCTGTGGAACCCATCACGGAGCGTCTATCCGAAGCCGCCCTGCTGCAAATCATGACCCCGGAGGAATTACGGGAAAAAGCCGGTTTGCCGGCATTGGAAAAGCAACCCGCCGATGTGGTCGGACCGAATCCACAACCCGACGAGCAACCGCAAACACCTGCACAACTTTCCAACGACAACATCAAGAAACTATCGGGCCGTGAGTACCAGAACTTGATGCGCATCGTCCGCCACTACGCCCAAGAGAAAATCACCTTGGAGATGGCCCGCACGATGCTATCCGCTGGTTTCGGGTTGACCCCCGAAGAAGTGAACACCCTGCTCGGAGTGCAAGAGCAAGCGTTTTCCGAGCCTACATGGGGCGAAGAAGATACCGAGGACTACGGATGGGGGGACGAGGAGTTCAAGGTCTTGGAGGTGGTCGCCAGTAAGTTTGGAAGCAACGCAGACGACTATGTGGTGATGCACAGCAAGCCTATGCGCTTTGATGCTGATTTAGACGACCAGGTGCGCCAAGCCTTTGCTGAACTGGGCGAGGAAGAGAAAGAACTTGACAAAAAGATTGAAGCGTATCGCAAGAAGAACCGAGATGCAAGCGTGGAAGAAATGGCCAAGGAGTTCGGGGTCAGCAAGGCTAAGGTTGCCAAGCGGGTCGCTTACTTGATTACAAAAGACCGTTACCCCATCGCCCGTGCCGTGGACCAAATCGCCTCGGATAACTTGCCGAAGAACATCAAGGAAGTGGCCGAGCCTGTACTTGAAGTCCGCTACAAATACGCATGGGCGGCAGGTTTCAGCAACAAAGACAAACGGACCAGCCGTGAGTTCTGCAAGGTGATGCTGGACTTGGCTGACCAAGGCAAGGTCTACACCCGTGACGACATCAACGGCATTAGCAATATCATGGGCTATTCCGTTTGGAATCGCCGAGGCGGTTGGTATCACACGGCCAGCGGAGTGAATCGTCCCCAATGCCGCCATGTGTGGGAGCAGCAGTTGGTAATCCGGAAAGGCAATAAAATCACGAAAGCATGAAGGCACTCTTTATCAGCGAACAGACGCTCTTGGACAACTCGGTCATAAACGAGAATGTATCGTTTACGCAGATACGGCCCACCATCGTCAAAGTGCAGGAGATGCGGATTCAGCCCATCGTTGGGTCGGCCTTGTACAACGAAATGGTCGGGCAGGTGGTCAGCGGGACGACCACGGCTTTGAACACGACGCTCTTGGAAGATTACATCCAACCCGCCATGGTGCAATGGCTCTACTACGAGTTACCAATGGTCCTTGCGTTTAAGTACATGAACAAGGGCATGGTCCGCCGTACCAGCGAGGAATCTTCGCAGATGAGCATGGACGAGATTACCCGCCTCACCGACAAAGTGAAGAACGATGCCGAGTGGTATTCGGAAAGGATTACCAGGTACTTGATGGAGAACCGAACCGACTATCCGCTATTCAACTCCCCGCCATCGGCTCTTGACACCATCTACCCGAACGGCACCAACTACAACACGGGCATGGCTTTGGATGCAAGAACCCTGCGCCGTGGTGCTGGCTTGGACCGCCCTTGGCCTTACGGATATGACCCTTACTGCAACAACTGCTAACTATGGGCGCACACGCAAAAAACATTTTGAAACTACAAGCCTATGTCTTGGATAAAAATCAAGCAAGCACTCCTTGCTCTTGCAAATGCCCATCCCCAGGTAAACTCCTTCGGGACGGGCGACCCTCTTGCAATCGGGACCGACAACACCATCAACCTGCGAACCCCAAGCCGTGAGCGAATCGTCTATCCGCTCGTCTTTGCGGATGTTCAAAGCGCAACTACTGACTTGGGTACTCTCAACCTTACTGTGGGTGTCTATTTTTCTGACCGAGTTGAATCCATTGCCACGATGGGTGGCGTGGTTTCGGGCAGTCCGACGCTGGGCTGGCAGGACAATGAAGACGAGGTTTTGAGCGACCAACTGCAAATCGCACAGGACTTCATTTCAAGCCTTACAAACGACCCGACCCAAGAGTGGACCCTTTCTACCAGCGTCAGCCTTACGAGGTTTGTGGAGAGCCGAGATGACCGCACGGCGGGGTGGGTGGCTACGATGTCATTCCAACTGCCTTATTCGCATTCCGTTTGTGAAATTCCGACTTAAAATACATTTACCCTAAAGCAACAAAATGCCTACTCCTATTCTACAACAAATGCTCGGCCAAGGCGGTTCCATGCGATTCGTGGACGCTGCGGTATCGGGCCAAAACTTTGACTTCATCGTGGTGAATACCGCCGCTACCTTCACGACCCTCACAGGTTCGGGAGGCGAAGACCTGCTGACCGCTTACGCTTTGAGCGGCAAGTCCGTGTCCGCTGGCATCGTCATCAGCGGAAGAAACGGCGGCAAGATTACGGCCGTCACTCCTTCGGTCGGAAGCGTCATCGGTTACACCTTCCTCTAACCATGCTGATAGGCTACGGCTACGGCTATCCATTAAGCACCCTGCAAGGCGGTGGCTTATCGGCTGAGGCATGGGCTGCCTTCAACACCCGTGCTGATGCGGATGGAGCAGCCACGGCAGAGGCAGCGGTAAGCGGTTGCCTCTTCGGTCGCTTTTCGGTAATATTCAACTTCTAAGAATGCCGACACCTTCCCTCCTGATAGTTCCATCCCGCTTCAAGTCGGGCAAACTTTACTCCCAAATCCCAACGAGCGGAGCAGGTGACTTCACAGTGACCCGTGCAACTTCGGCAACCCGTGTCAATGCGAGTGGCTTGATTGAATCGGTGGCTAGCGGAATACCGAGGTTGGACTACTTCGCAAGCGGTGGAACGGTTGGTTGTCCTGCGTTGTTGGTTGAGCCGAGTGGGACGAACTTGGCCTTGCAATCCCGTGATTTATCGCAAGGCGTTTGGGTTAAGACAAATGTGACCGCCGTAAAAAACGCCGTCGGTGCTGATGGGATTGCATCGGGGGCCACTACTTTGACCGCTACGGCGGCAAGTGGAACGGTTTTGCAAGCCATTGTCAATGTATCTCAAAGCCGTATTTTTTCGGCCTATGTGCGCCGTGTTACAGGTACGGGTGCAGTTGAAATGACAACCAATGGAGGAACAAATTGGAGCACCGTCACGATTTCATCCACATATACCCAAGTCGCTTGTGCGGCTCAAACTGTTTTAAATGGTTCGGTAGGATTCCGAATGGCCGTCAGCGGCGATGTTATTGAGGTGGACTTCACGCAATCAGAGGTTGGGCCTGCATTTACATCACCCATCCCCACAACTACAGGCTCAGTCACACGCAACGCAGATTTGATTTCGGTCAGCGGAACGGCGAGCGGAATTATTGGACAGACGCAGGGTACCATTTATGCAGAGGTGGACATCAAAAATTTTACAAATGGTACAAGAATTTTAGCGATAAGCGATGGAACGCAAGCCAATAGGATAGCGTTATTATTTAATACAACGAACAGGATTCGTCTTTTAGCAACAGTTACGAGTTCAACCCAAGCCGACATAAACACGGCAACAAATCAGCCTGCTGGCATTTACAAGGTAGCGGTTGCATACGCTCTAAATGATTATGTTTTATATGTTAATGGGACGCAAATTGGAACTGATACAACCGCTTTGGTTCCCGCTTGTTCGTCGGTTTTTCTTGGCACGCTTGAAACTGGAAGTGGCCTATCATCTCTCAACGACCGCATCCGTGCCGCTGCTCTATACACCACCCGCCTGACCAACGCAGAACTCGCAGCCCTAACAAGTCCGTAATGGCTACATTCCGCAAGTTCGCATTCCCCAACCAAGCGACCGCTGACAAGTTGTTGCAATCCCTGCAACCGCTTGACACGGCCGTACCGCTCGGAGAACTGGATGGCTTGGTTTGCTACGACATACTATTTCAAGACGCTTGCCCTGCATCGCTCAACGCTTACATCGTTTGGCCCACGCCTTGCGGAGTGCATTCCTTCCTCGGATGGGACGCTCAATACGAAGCAGATTACCAAGAATTTGCAACACCGTAGAGCAAGTAACATTTCCAACTATGGGACTATTTCGCCGTAAAGCCAACCCCGAACAACCAAAACTTCCACTCATGCAATCAGCCATCATCGCCCTCCTTCGCCACTTGTTAACCTTCATCGGTGGCACGCTTGTCGCTAAAGGATTACTTGACGCAACCGCTTTGCAAGAAATCATCGGTGCGTTAATCACTTTGCTTTCAGTTGGTTGGATGGCCGTAGAGAAAGTAAAGGCTAAACCCGAAGCACCAAAGGCGTGAACCTGATTGAAACGACCATCATCGGCATGGTCAGCGCAATCGTTGGCGGTGGAGTTGCTTGGCTGACCAAGGGAAAGTTCACGGCAGATAGTTTGCAGGTGAAGCAAGCCCAAGCCGTGCTGGCGATGTGGCAGTCAACCGCCGAGGCCCAGCACAAAGAGTTGACCGAATTACGCAATGAACTTGTAGTTTTGCGTCAGCGGATAGAGAGTTTGGAGAACACAATCCAAGCGCTTGAAGCCGAGAACGCAAACCTCAAATCATTGCAATGATTCTACCACTAACCAAACACGCCCGAAACATCCACGACCTGACCTGCCAAAGCGGGCAGGAGTTTCTTCTTATCAGCGACCTGCATTGGGACAACCCCCATTGCGATAGGGGACTGCTGACCAACCACCTCAAAGAGGCACAACGCAGGAACGCAGGGGTCATCGTCAACGGTGACTTTTTTTGTTTGATGCAAGGCAAAGGCGACCCACGACGGAGCAAGGAAGACATCCGCCCCGAACACAACAACGCCCGCTACTTGGATTCTATTGTGAATACCGCCGTGGAATGGTTTGCACCGTACGCCAAGAACCTGCTGCTGGTTGGCTACGGGAACCACGAAACATCCATCATCCACCACCAAGAAACCGACATCCTGCAACGCTTCGCAAGCACGCTCAATTACGCCACAGGGTCAGCAGTTGAGGTCGGCGGCTACGGCGGCACGATAGACATCCGAGTACAACACGACAACCTTCGGGGGGTCAACTTCGTGGTGCATTATTTTCATGGGGCAGGTGGGGGAGGCCCCGTCAGCCGTGGAGTAATTCAT